CACAAAAAGCTGGCCCATCTGAGATCTATGTTGTGTGGGAAGGTCAAGGCTCAGTAAAGAAGCGTGGGCTATTCAAGGACTATAAGGGGAAAAGAAAACCTCAAAGATTAAATAGATACTATGAAGATTTACCAAATACATTTAAAAATCAGACAGATCAGATAAAAGTAATTGTTGCAGCATTACGATGCACGTCTATTAGGCAGATATATATAGAAGGCTGTGAAGCAGATGATGCAATTGGATATATGTCGAAATATGTTTTTAAAGAAAATAGAAAAGTAATAGTATCGTCAGATCATGATTACTATCAACTTCTTGATGATAGAACACTTATATGGTCACCAACTTTAAAAGGCTTTGTAAATAGAAAAACAGTGCCTGAAAGATATAGGGTAAGCGCGGCAAATTTTTGTTTAGCAAAGAGCGTCGCAGGAGATCAATCTGATAACATTCCGGGTGTTAAAGGTATTTCATATAAGAAGCTCGCAAAGATGATGCCAGATACAATCTCGTCCCAAGAAATGTCACTAGATGACTTCTTCGATAAAGCAAATAAACTTTTGAGCGAAAAATCGACAGTTTCTTTTAAAAGGCTGGTTGATGCTGAGCAAATTGTTAGAAGGAACTGGCGCCTAGTAAGATTAGATACAAATAATATTTCGCATGAGAATATTAAAAAAATTAATTTACAGCATGGTAAATCTAAGCAGCCATGTGATAAAATGAAAATGTTTAAATTGTTGCTTAGGCTTGGGATCAATACAGTCAATGTTGATGCATTGTATTTGTCCCTTAAAAATCTTAAAAGGTAAATTATGAATGCGAGTCCAATGAATAACTCTTATTTTTCACAGTATGGTAATGATTTTCAAGAAAAGATATTTCAGTGTCTTTTGAATGATCATAGATGGGCTGCTCAAATGCAAGAAGTCATGACACATGATTATTTTGAGCTACGATATTTAAAATATCTATGTAAAAGATTTTTTGATTATCACATGACATATAAGACATTTCCTACAATGTCTTTGCTGGTAACAATTATTAGAGATGAATTGCGAGAAGGCTCTGATACAATATTAAGAGATCAGATTATTGATTATTTACAGCGGGTCAAATTTAATCCACACCCAGGTGATCTAGGGTTTGTTAAGGATAAGTCACTTGATTTTTGCAAGAAGCAAGCTCTAAAGTGCGCGCTTGAGGAGTCAGTTAAGCTTGTCGCTTCAGAAAATTATGAGCCAATTATAGACATAATGAAGAATGCTATAAGCTTAGGTAATTCAGACACCACAGGTCATGATTTTTTTGAAGACTTAGAAGCTAGATTTCAAAACATTTCAAGAATAACTTGCCCAACAGGAATTGCTCATCTAGACAAAAAAGAAGTCTTGAATGGCGGCTTAGCAAGGGGTGAGATTGGCGTTATTGTTGCACCAACAGGTTGTGGTAAATCACATTTTTTAGTTCATATTGGTGCAGAAGCTCTAAAGATTGGAAAAAATGTTTTACATTACACATTTGAACTCTCTGAAACAGCAGTTGGTATCAGATATGATTCACACATATGTAACATTTCATCAAGTGATGTAAAAGATAATAAAGAAAAAGTTAAGAAGATTTACGAGGAAGGCGAATTCGGTAGATTAATAATAAAAGAATACCCAACAGGTTCTGCTTCCGTTATAACAATTAGAAATCATATTGAGAAATTGATGATGAAAAATTTTAAACCCAGTGTTGTTATTATTGACTATGCTGACATTATGCGCTCAACAAGACAATATGACTCTTTGAGGCATGAGCTTAAGCTAATTTATGAAGAGTTGAGAAACATGGCTGGAGAGCTGAACATACCAGTATGGACTGCTTCACAGTCTAACAGAGAAGGATCTGAAAAAGAAGTTGTTAGTTTAACAAACATGGGTGAATCATATGGTAAAGCGCAAGTAGCTGATGTCATACTGACGCTATCGCGAAAAGAGGCAGAAAAGTCATCGGGTATCGGTCGTTTATTTGTTGCAAAAAATAGAGCAGGCAGAGATGGAATTATTTTTCCTGTAAAGATTGATACAGCTAGGTCGAAATTTCGTATTATAGAAGACTTAGGAGCACTTTCGCTATCAGAAGCTGTTAGTGCGTCAAATCAAGGGTCAAAGCAATTATTGAAATCAAAATGGAAAGAAATAACAGGAAAATAGGGATAAGTTTATGCACAATTATGATGACGCATATGTAGCAAGTTTAGAATATTTCAACGGGGATGAATTTGCTGCTAGTGTATTTTTGGGAAAATATGCCTTGCAAGATGACATGGGTAGATATCTTGAATTGACACCAGATGACATGCATAGGCGTCTAGCATCTGAATTTGCTAGAATAGAGAAGAAATATGACAATCCAATGAGTGAAAATGAAATATATAAGCTTTTTAAGAAATTTAAATATGTAGTGCCTCAAGGATCACCAATGAGCGGCATTGGGAATGAATCAAAAATACAATCTCTTTCTAACTGCTTTGTAATTGATGCACCTGCTGATTCATATGCGGGAATATTAAAAGCAGATCAAGAGCAAGTTCAAATAATGAAGCGCAGAGGAGGGGTTGGTTTTGACTTATCTACTATTCGTCCAAAAGGAATGATAACATCAAACGCTGCAAAAACAACAGACGGTATTGAAGTCTTCATGGATCGATTCTCTAATTCATGCCGTGAAGTTGCACAAGGCGGGCGTAGAGGTGCACTAATGTTGACAATTTGTGTACACCACCCACAAGTTATGGACTTCATCAAAATCAAGCGCGACTTGACACGTGTAACCGGAGCTAATATTTCAGTTCGAGTCAGTGACGAGTTTATGGAAGCAGTAAAGGCAGGCAAAGACTACAAACAGCGTTGGCCAGTCTGCCAATACGAAGAACATGAGGTTTACAATTACACAGATGCAAACGAAGTCTGGAATGCACTCATTGAAGGTGCACATGCTTCTGCAGAACCAGGTGTATTATTTTGGGATACTGCGAAAAAGATGACACCTGCTGACATATACGGAGAAGAAGGCTTTACGTCTACGTCTACAAACCCATGCGGAGAAATCATTTTATCACCATACGATTCATGTCGTCTCATGCTTGTTAATCTTACGTCTTTTGTTAAAAAGCCGTGGACTTCTAAAGCTGAATTTGATTATGGAAAATATGCAAACGTTGTCCAGAAAGCGCAAAGACTGATGGATGATATGATTGACTTAGAAATAGAACAGATTGATAAGATTTTAGAGAAAATTGATGCTGATCCTGAGGCTGATGAAGTAAAATATTATGAGCGAAGTTTGTGGCACAATATAAGATATGCTGCATTAAATGGAAGAAGAACAGGTCTTGGGATCACAGGATTGGGTGATACACTGGCAATGTTAAACATTAAGTACGGGTCTAAGCAGTCAATTGATACGACTGAAGCAATTTATAAGTGGTTAGCATTAAATTCATACGAGTCATCAATACAGCTAGCAATTGAGCGTGGATCTTTTCCAATTTGGTCACATGAAAAAGAGCAAGATCACCCATTTTTAGAAAGAATAATAGCTGAATTGCTTCCTGCACGTTTTGAAGATTATAGAAACTATGGTCGTAGAAATATTGCTAACACAACGACTGCACCTGCTGGTTCTGTGTCAGCACTTACTCAAACAACTAGCGGAATTGAGCCGGCATTTATGCTTCATTACAAGCGTAGAAAAAAGATCAATCCCAATGACGAGTATGCCACAGTAGACTTTATAGATGATCTTGGTGATAAGTGGACAGAGTTTGATGTGTATCACCATAAGTTTAAAGAATGGATGGGTACAACAGACCCAGAGTGCGAGTGGAATGAAGACGATCTAGAAGTAGCAGTTTCACATAGTCCTTACGCAGGAGCGACAGCAAATGAAATAGACTGGGTTTCAAAAGTTGACATGCAGGCAGCAGCACAAAAATGGATATGTCATGCAATTAGTAATACGACAAACTTACCTGCTGATATCGATGTTGAAACTGTTAAGCAAGTTTATATGAAAGGTTGGGAGACTGGTTGCAAAGGTATCACAGTTTATAGAGACGGTTGTAGAAGCGGCGTTTTGATAGCTGAAAAACATGAAGAGAAAACAGAGTTAGGCTTTAGTGATCAACATGCGCCTAGACGTCCTGAAGTTTTAGATTGCGAAATTCATCAGGCAAACATTAAGGGTGAAGCATGGACAATTCTTATAGGGCTTATGGAGGGTCGACCTTACGAGGTAATTGGTGGACTTTCTGAATACATAGAACTCCCTAAGAAATATACATATGGTAAGATACGACGAAGGGCAAGAAAGTCAGTTGATTCTAAATATGACTTAATTGCGGGTACAAATGGTGATGAGTTTACAATTAAAGATATCATTGCTGTATTTGACAACCCAAATCACTCATCTTTTACTAGGACAATATCTCTAGCATTGCGTCATGGTGCACCAATACAATACGTTGTAGAACAGTTGCAGAAAGATAAAGATGCTGATATGTTTTCATTTAGTAAAGTCATTGCTAGATGTTTGAAAAAGCATATAAAAGATGGGACAGTAGGTGGTGACAAAGATTGTCCTAGCTGCGGCGCAGAAAATAGTTTGAGATATCAAGAGGGGTGTATTAGTTGCACGTCTTGTGGTTATGGAAAGTGCGGGTAAATAACAATAGAAACTAATAGTTATCTTATATTGGAGAATATCAATGAAGATAACAAGAAAAAAACTAAAATTGTTAATCA